CTCTAAAAGTTGGTTTCTAAACTTTTGACTAGCTGCATATATTCGAGCACTGTCGTTATTTACTCTTTTGAGATGCTTTCCATCTCGTATCCGTAAAAAGGGTGAGACTTGTACACTACCCCCGGAGTGCAGCAATCGAGGCTCTTACCGTCAGGTTGCATAGCGTTACGTTTGGATGTTGACCACCTGAAACCTGCATCTCCGCCCCACAAGTCCCAAGCAACACGGCCCGGTGAAGGGAAACCGTCTTCACCAGCGTTGAAGCCTTCGGCCTTCTTGTCTACCTCATGACGTGAAAAGAAACTGTACATTCTCAGTATCGTGTCATCGGAAAGTTGCTCTCTATTCACGATCTGGTTTGCTCGTGCTAAGCCTATGCGTGTGCCGCCATCAAAGCCCTCGGCTTTCCAGTCAAGCGCCCTTTGTGCAGCAGTCCGCATTGCTTCCGTTGGTCGTGCCTTTACATCGTAACTGCGCACTGCGGAAGCATCAAAGCCACCACTGCTTTGTACGGGTATAGCCGTTGGGTGTAGCTGCCCTTCATCTTCAGGCACGGCTTCTAGCCCGGCTATGCGCTTGGCTTCAGCACGATCAATAATGCCAGCCTTGTAAAGCCGTTCTGCACGCTCCGCTTCAGCAGCAAGGTCATCAGCCAAGGCACGTACGGTTTCAAGGTCGTACTGTACAAAGTCACCCTCTTGGGTCTCAGGGTACTCCGGCAGGAGGTCTGCAGTGATTGCGTCGGCAAGGGTACGGAGCAAAGGAACCATACCGTCTTCCCAAGCCGCTTGTTGAGCACGCTCATAATTACTGTATGTAGACCGTTCGAGACCCGAACCAAGCCCCAAGACCATTGGGTTGATACCAAGGGCAGAACAGATACGCTCCTCCGGTACACGCCTAACGGAATCCAAAGCAAGCTCGGACGGTGTAAGGCTAACACGGTCAAGTTTATACGCACCGGTCATTACCACGATGCCGCCTGAACCGTCCCCGGTTAGGTCTTCGTGAAGTTGCCGCTTCACCTGCCGAGCATCATCGATGCTAATGTCTACGGTCTGGTCTTTGGCATCAGGCCCGACAATCAAGGACGGCATCGCCCCGTTAGCCAATAGTCCATAAGCGGTAGTACTTGCCGTATTGTCGGTAGCAATCTCACGCAGTACAGCCATGACAGGAGACCTACCCAAGCGAATATCTTGCGGATCTCGGTTATACCTTATGTGGATGATGTCAGAAACGGGGATGTCAAAGGAGCGACCATCAGTGGTGTAAACGTAATGGGTTAGCGGGTTCGTGCCATTACCAACCGGACGTACCATGTCCTGTGGCAAGAACTGTAGAGCCGTCACTACACCACGGGTTGTGCTGCGAATCTTTCTCAGGTACGTGTTGCCAAACAATTTATAATCTTGAATGACCCAGCCCCAAAATAGGCTGCCCATAATCATTGGATCAGGTTGAGCCATGAGCTTGATTACCGGATGGTCTTCTACCGGTTCTGCCTGCTGGCTGTCTACAGGTCGATAGTACTTTGGTGTAGCCTGTGGGTAGTTCCTGACGTACCAATCAATGGCAGATGCCACAACCCCATTCAGCCCAAGGTCACCGGCTATGCGTGACCAGTCTTTTGTTGAGCCGGGTAACGCACGACGTAGCAATGTCTGCAGCTGACCTGACCCGTAACCAGTAAGGTAGATGTCTCGCGACTGGCTGAGTGGCAGCGGGAGTGCTTGTGTCGGGTTGGCTGCGGCTTTGCGTCCGAGGAATCGATCAAATATACCCATGCGCCTAGTATCCCACAGAAACAAAAAAGCCCCCTTGCGGGGGGCTGTGAGCTTGATTGGTTTAGATTGTTGATATTGCGATGCGAGCCATCTTTGCATACTCAGGTTCAAGGTCTGTTACAACTTCACCAGTCGTAACATCTACATACAACTTGGAGTTGATGATCTTACCAGCCTTGCTGTTGCTTAGTCTCTCACCAGCCAGTGTCACGTTGCGCAGTGAACCAGATTTGTACTTCTCGATTTCAAGACCAAGGATGCGCTCTGGTTTGAAGTAGACTCGGTGATTCGTTCCGCCGGTCCATTCCTTGCCGCCTGCCTCAACCAACCGTGTAATGAGTTCCATTGTCTTATCTCCCCTTGATTATCTTTTTGTCTTTACGATATAGGCTTTAGCCTGAAGAATGCGAACCGTTCGATTCCAGCCCTCAACCCATACATATTCTTGATCAATCTTTACGATTGGACCTTGAATAGCGCACTGCTCTTCTGTAGTGATTCCACAGTCGCTGACTGTATTACGTGAATAGAAACCACCAGCCATCTCGCCAAGTTGTGGCTTGAACATTATGTACTTCATGTGCTGATTATATACTTAGATTGTATATATCGTCAAGATAATAGTTATACTGCTCCCCATCCTCGCTTTGATCCACACATCTGCCATGCGTAAGCCATTGCATCAACCGTGTCATCATGCTTGCCTATTGGGAACATAAGCAGTTCATCTTGCCAGTACGCCGGTAGCCCTTCAGCGTGTACCACTTGTCCTTGCTCGTATCTGGCTTCTAAAGGAGCAAAGCGGGTCACTTTGTCTCGATCTGGTCTGATACCCCGGATAGGCAGTTTTGTACGCCTCATAAGCTCCTGCACGACAGCGGCTTGGTATTGCACTTGCTCGATGCCAATCATGGTGGGCTTCCACTTCTCAGCCATCATCTCGATGAACCTGAGCACGGATGCAAAGTCTGCACGTGTTCGGTTGACATCGAGAACGTATATCGTCCCATCTTCACCACGAGATAAAGCAACCACGGCTGTATAGTCTGCTTCTGCCTTAGTACTGATGGCAAGGTCAACACCAAGGTACACCGGCAAACCTTCAGGGGCATCACCAAAGCGTAGCCACTCCCGTTTGATTCTGGCACCAGCTGCGTCGACGAACTCTGCTAAGTACTCTTGTCGAAACGCTATGCTCGGGAGTGATTCACCAGCCTTGGCTACTTCAGCTGCATCAATCCACGGGTTCGCGGTAGTCGGCATCTGCCAACTCAGCCAGTCTGGATCTACAGAAGCCATAGCATGAAGTGATTTGAAATAGTTACTACCCTTTGGAGTGCTCAAGAAGAAAGCATCTCCTCGGTAGTCTGTAAGTGTTGGTCGTATGGCTTCGGTCCACGCTTGCTCTAGATGCCGTGCCATTGCTGCCTCGTCAATGATGACCCGCTTGTACTTTCGACCACGGGCTACAGTACTCGGATCATCAAGCGTCCAATAGTCAATAGCCGCACCGGTAATCAGTTCAATGCGTGGTGCAGGTGTTTGCACAGCTCGCCGGATGACAGGAGCATAGATACGCTTATGGTCGTTGTAAGCCTCTTCAAGGAGCCTGTAGGTGGGTGCAAACCAAGCACATGGTAAACCGTGCTGGAGAACCGGATCTGATAAGAGATTCCCGCCCAGCGTAGTTTTGCCAAAACGTCTTCCACAGGCAAGAACATTGAACCGCTTGGCTTCACGCAAGATAATCAATTGTGATTCGTGAGGCTTGGGAAGTATTAGCCGTATGTCAGGCATCAGTTGGTTTGTCTGCGTATTCGACAATCACCTTGACTGGAGCACCATCTGCACCGGTCTGCTCAATACGACTTGACCACTCGGCTTTGTGCTTCCGTTCTAGCCACCATGCAGCCGCTTGCCATGTAGTATCAGCCGCACGTTGAATGATAGCTACGTTACGTACCTCAGCATCGCCCTCTGCTTTTTCTATAGCGTCGGAAAAATCGGAATGTTGTTTCAGCCAGTTTGCGAATGTACCTTGATCGATATTGGCATAAGCACAAGCCGCTCTTCGGGTATTACCAGCCCTTAGAGCCTGTGTTACACGGGTCACAGTTTCCTCGTTGTATTTAGTTGGTCTACCTGCCATTGGTTTTTCTCCACTTCTCATCAAGGATTGCCGGTACACAGTTTCGCCATGAAATCTCGTGATGCATTCGTGGTTTTGATGTATTCATTGCGGTGACCTTCACACAGGATGGCATCCGCATTACGGTATAGAACGACTTCACGTATGTACCGTATTTTTGATACAGCTCGGTAATGCCACCGGGGTTAGATTGTGTTTCGGTTTGATTCACGATTCCAATATTGAA